TCCGCGTCTCTGAACGCGCCCAGGTCAGTCCGTGGCTCCGGAGCACGCTCTCGACTGTCGCCTCCAGCGCGAAGTCCTTCATGTCTGTGTACACCTCGATCGTCAGGTGTTTGATGATTTGATAGTTTGAGTCGTCCGCGTACACATCCGAGTCATCCGGATAAAAGAAGCACACGAACGGCGGCGACTGCGCCGTGTCCGCGAACTCATAATAGGCGTACGGGACGCCGATCTCCGCGACCATCGCCGCGATCTCTTTGTACGTCATAAGCTTCTCTCCAGTTCCTGTCGGAACGTCTTTTCAAGCTCCTCCTGCACTGGCGCGATGTGCACCGTGCCGCTCTTGCGCTTGCCGTTCCGCAGAAGGTGACCGTGCTCGAGGAGGTGCGGGAGGCCCGGGACTTTCCTGTTGTAAATCGTCCCCTGTGCCGACATCCGTCCGGTCTCGACCTGCGACGTCCATCCGGAGGCGTAATTTCCGCTACCCCCGAAGACCTTCGAGTTCGACTTGACCGCCTTGACGCCGAGCTTCGTGACTTCCTTGACCGCGTCCTCGCAGAGGTTGCCGACATGCTCGCCGTATTCCTTCAGGACGTCCTCGATCGCCGCCGAAAGGTTGTCAACTGTTACCTTCGCCATTCGTGCCGCCCTTCCGCTCCGCGTAGAGCTCCATGATGTCGTCACGGCCCCGGTACGTTCTGTAGATGCCGTACGCGTTCCCGTTGTAGATCACCGTGTCCTCGCCGGCATAGTCGCCGAAGAAGACCCGGAAGACATACTCCGGGTTGAGGCCGTTCCGGCCCGCGTCGAAGAACTCCGCCCGCGTCACCGAGTCGACCTGACACATCACGATCCGCTTCGTCGGCGTTGTCCGCCAGATGCCATAATCGTCCTGTGTCCTGACCGCTCCGACGAGCGTGATAACGTCGCTCCTGTCCATCAGTCGAGCCCCCAGTCCGTGTAGCCGCTGCACATAGACAGCTGCGCCTTCTGCTCGTCATACGACGCCTTCAGCCGGTCGTAGTCATCCGGCTGTCCGAAGTGAAGCCTGACGTACGTGATCGCCGCCTGTTTCACGATCGCGTCGATCGTTTCGGGAACGACGACGCCGGCGACACCGAGGTCAAGGAGTGCGGCCTCGAGGAGGTCACTCACCTGATCGTCGAACGCGTCTGTCGTGATCCGGAGCGCGAGCTTCGCGGACGTTATGAGCGCTGTGTCTACCGTTGCCATCTTGTCCCTCCAAAAAGGAGGAGCGGCATAAGCCGCTCCCTGTTTACTGTTTCTTTGTGGTTTTCTTCTTCGGCTTCGGCTCTTCCTTGACTTCCGCCGCGTTTCCGAGGGAGATCAGCCTCTTCCCCTCTTCATCCGCGACCTCGATCACCGAGCCCTTGCCGAAGCGGACGATCGTGTCCCTTTTGATCTCGACCTTCATGTTATGCCTGATCTTCTTCGATTCTGATAGCCGTTAATGCTGTTCGGATGACGATGCTTCTTCGATTATGACGAAGTACTTGTTACCGACGAGGCCGAAGGACAGCGGCTGACGTCCGAGCACTCTGACCATGTCGGAGGTCATGAGTGTCTTATCGTCGTACTTGAACTCGATGCTGTCGCCCTTCGGCAGGTTTTCCATGTAGCCGGAAAGGTCGCCGACGATATCGTTCTCAAGGCCGTCAAGCACAATGACATCATGACCGTCAAACGGATCAGCGCCATAGTTTGCAGCCAGCTGAAGCCCCTTATATTCCGCATACGATTCCGGGCTGAGAATAACGACCACGTCATCAGCAGCCGAAGACAGGAGAGCCATCGCGTTGACGATGTCGGCGATGCCTCTCTGCTGCACGGTCAGCACGCTAACAGCCGGCGCCGTTCTCGTTGCCGTCGTCGGTGCTTCGTTAATTGCCTCCGCGAAGATGCCTTCTCTGGCCTTGATGATGCCGCGGGTGATCTCGTCATAGAGGTACTCGAGATACTGGCGTCCGCTCATGCTGTCGAGAGCCTCGTCCGAAATGCTCACCCATTTTTTAGCCGTTACCGGTTTAAGGGTGACGATGCCGAGCGACAGCTCTTCTTCTTCGGTTTCGCCCCCGCCTTCCACGTGTACGGCAGCCGCCGGCGCGCCGATCTCAAAACCGACCTTGACGTTCCCCTGTGCGCTCATGTGGCGAACGCGAGAGAGGATCTTGCTCTCTTTGACGCGCTCCGCGACCATGTCGGCGACGAAGGTCGGGACCGGGATAGTGCCGTTCGTCGTGTTGTCAGAAAGAAGGGCGCGGCACTCGGTGGCATCGCCGGTCTTTGCATAGTTCGCGAACGCGTTGATGTATTCTTCGCTGGATCTGATTTCTGCGATGGTCATTTTTCTTTCCTCAACTTTGAACTCTTTTACAACAGTTCCCTGTCCGGCAGCGACTGCGCTCCGGATCTCTGCTTTTTTGGCTTCTTCGGCCTTCCGTGCTTCGAGCTCCGCGTTGATGCCGCGAACCTCTTCCTCGAGAGCGTCAAGGTCAGCGCCGTCGGTCTCGATCTCCGACGCGATCGCGGACTTCCTCGTCTCGAGGTCTTCGATGCTCATTTCTTTGAAGTTCATTTCGAAACCTCCGTAAGAATCCTGATCTTCTTGATGCGTCTCTCGCGCTCTTCCCGCTCCAGTCGCTCCGCTTTCTCTGCTTCGATCACTCCGTCGAAGTAGTCGCGAGTTGAAACCGAGAGTTCCGTCCCCGGATTCGCCGGAAAGCTGACAGGTGAGACGTCAAACACCTTCGCGATCCGCTTGATGGTCCGGGTGTGGGTTGTTTTGTCGTATTCGTCGCCGCCTTCGGCGACTACAAAGGCAAACGACATCTTTGGATAATTGCCGGCTTCGATGTCGGCGAAGATCTCCCGAGCCGCTGCCGTGCGACCAAGGTCTGTTCTGTTGGCAAGGCCGTGTTCGTCCGTCCACACCTCAAGCGTCCCCGCTGACGTGCGAGCGTATACGCGGCCCTCGTGGTCGATCCTGAAGACCACATCCGAGAGGTCAGCATCTTCGAACGCCGTCGGCTCGATCTTCTCCTTGTAGTCGATGCCGTCCTGGCTGAAGAGCACATACGGCTCGAACGTGGAAGCGTAGCCCTCTACGATGTAGGACTCTTCCGCGCCTTCCTCTCTCTCTTTGATGCGGAGCTCCATGCTCCTGTATTCACGATCCTGCTTCATTGGGATCCTCCTCTATCTTTTCATCGGTGCTGTAGTACTCGCCCCGGATGATCCGGACGTCCCCGCCGTCGACCGGCGGAAGATTCCAAATTTCCCGCGCGTCGTTCATGGTGATGATCCCGCGATCGAGCAGCTGGGCGCTCACCGCGAGCTTGTCGCTGTTGCTCATATACTGGAGCCGGTTCGCTGTCGCCATGACGCGGTTGCCGCTCGACTGCTCCCGCAGCGTGAACAGCATCTTCGTCATGACGTCGCTGAACTGGATCGCGAACGGCTCGATCGCGCCCTCGTAGAACGCCGCCCACGCGTCGCCGTAGGTCTTATTCTGGAGCACGTCCTCATTGACGCCGAAGTACTCGAAGACGTTCGAACGGATCACGTTCATCTGATCCGCGTCGATCACCCACGGCTTGACGTCGATCTGCTTAATGTCGTTGTAGGTATTCGGGAAGAGCAGCATCCCGCCGGCCCCTGCGTCCTTCGAGAAGTTTTCTTCTGTGAACCGCTGCCGCTCCTTCTTCAGATCCTCGACCTTTGAGAAGTTCCCCACCTTCGCCATAAACCGATACGATGCAGCGCTCTTGACGCCTTCCTCGATGCCCTGGTTCTGAATGTGGATCAGATCCATCGTCGGAAGCAGCGCGTGATTCGTCTCGCCGAAGAAGTCGTTCTTGTACTGGAATTTCGTCATGATCCCGCAATACGCAAGCTCGACAGCCGCGATGTCGCCCCAGTAGAATTTATATCTGAGGTACGGCGTGCTCCCGTACTGTACAATCTCAACCTGATTCGGCAGCGGCGTGAAGATCCCGGACGGCTCACCGTACTCGTCATATACCGGAACAATGAACGCCGTGTTGTGCATGTCGAGGATAGTCGAGAGCCTGTAAAGGAACTGGCCCCATGTCTGGAACTGGTTCGGCCCGTGCTTCAGCTTGTTCTGCAGCGCCGGCCTTGCCGTGCCCTGGATCTCGACCGCGAGCTTGCTGATGTGCGTCGCCCTGGCATTGATCGCCGCCCGGATCAGCTCTGACTCGTAAAGGCTCGCGCCGTATTTGGTGAAGTGCGGCGCGTAGCCGTCGAGGAGCTTGTATTTGCCCTTGTAGTCTCCGACCGGCTTCGGACGCCGTCCGAAGATAAAATCAAAAAGTCCCATTCTTTAAACCTCATTTTTCAGCTGCTCGCCGATTTCTGAGTACCATTTCTGTCTGACACACATCGCGTCAAGCAGTGCCGCCGTGCCGTCGACGTGATCCGTCGGCGAGAGCTTCACGAGCTTCCCGCGTCCGCGCTCCGTCGACATTTTTATGGCGGAATTTAAAAGGTGCACCTTCAGGAGATCGTTGTCCCCAATGTGCACCTTGCGATCTTTTATTAAGCCTTCTGTCTCCCGGATGACCGGGTAAAGGTTCTCGCCCTGGTAAACGTCATCCGTGCGGAAGCCGTATGCGTTCATGTCCTGGATCAGATACTGGGCGCTGTATCTGTCGTAGCCTGTCATAAGCGGCAGGATCTCGTACTGCTCGATCAGCCCCGTCAGCCAGTTGTAACAGTCGTGATAGTCGACGAAGTTGTCACCGCTCAGCTGTAGGAGCCCGCGCTGCACATAGACGTTGTACGGAAGCCCGTCCCGCGCCGTCAGCTCGTCGACCTTCTCGGCGGGCATGAAGAACTTCGCGATCACGTAGAGCTCGCCGCCCTTCTCAATCACCACCAGCGCGCAGGTCAAGTCTGTCGTCTGCGACAGGTCGATGCCAGCGACACAATAGGTATGTGCGAAGTCCTCCGGATGGATCGGATCCCCGCAGGCCTTCTCTATGTCTTCAGCAGCCAGCCATGCGAGCGAGCTGTTCTGCTTCAGGCACGCGTACTTCGTGATGAACTCGGCCTTCTTCGATAGCGATTCCCTCGCGACATCGATCTCGTCGAGAATGAATTGTACGGAGACGGAAACGCCCATCCCCGGGATGCTTTTCCGCAGCTCGTTTATGTCGTCCCATTTCTCGATGTCGTCTATTGTGTAAAATATCGGCAGCAGGTGTTTCTCTTTTGCTTCTCCGAGCAGAACACGTGTTCCTCGAATGAATAGCTCGTCGTATATGCCGCCGTTTATATATCCTCCGGAGCTGATCGACAGCGTGATCGGTTCCCTTCTCGCGCCCGTCCCGGAGACCATAACCTCGTATTGCTTCAGACCCCTGTTCGCGGGCCATGAACTCATCTCGTCAGCCACAGTCAGCATCGGGCTGTACCCGTCCGCCTTCTTCTCGTTAAACGCGATCTTTCTAATCGTCGTGTTCGTCTGGTCGACGATGTAATCACTTTTTCGTTTTCGAGTCCTCTTTGCGAGTTCCGGGTTCTTGTCCTTCGTAAATTCAAACGCCGAATATACCAGATCGCTCTGATCGAGCTTCGGCGCGACGCAGTATATCTCGGAGCCGAATTCTCCGTCGACATAAACCTCGTATGCCATGACCGCTGCCGCCAGAAGGGTCTTTCCGCATTTTCTCCCGACGAACATCGCAATCTCTTTAAACTGTCGTTTTCCCTCTGCGTCTACTATTCCATAAATGCATGAAACGGCTGCTTTTTGCCATAATGACAAGAGCAGCCGCCCAGGTGCCAATTTCCCTTTATTGTGTCGGCAGAAGGTTTCAATGAATTTTATCGCCCGGTTTGCCTTCTTTTGATCGAAGAAAAACGTCCCTTCCTCGATCCCCGTCACGATCCATTCATATAAAAGCTGAACCCATTTCCCCACGACGATGGATCCGTCTTTTATCTGCTGATAATATGCGAGGATATAATTATCCATTCAGGAACTCCGTCAGGGCGTCCATGGTGTCGGGCTCGTTCGCAAATGACTTCACGATGTTTATCAGGGTGCTGACCGTCCCGTTCGCCGCCGTCGCTGTCTTGTTGTACTCGGTGATCGCCGGGTTCGCCACGAGGTTCTGCCGCCCTTTGACGTATTCCTTCGTGACGGTTGCTCCGTGCTGCGCGATGGCCTTCTCCAGGTCGCTTAGGATCTTCATCTGCACCTGGTATCGCTTGAAGGTCGTCACGAAGAAGAAGTTGCTGGAGACGCCGCGCTCCTCGGCCTGTTTCAAGACCTCGTCGGCCTGTTGCTGTAGTGTTAGATTTTTCATGATTCACCACCGAGACTCTTGACGATTTCTTTTTCGCGGTCGGACAGCTGCCAAACGGTCGCTGCCGCCTTCTCTGCTGCCGCCTTCTCTGCTGCCGCCTTCTCCGCTGCCGCCTTCTCCGCTGCCGCCTTCTCCGATAGAAGAAGGGCAGCCCCGAAGATTCCGCTGCCGGTTTCCTTCTGCGCATCGAGCGCGCGGATGAAGTGCGTGTCCTTCCTGAGTAGTTTCAGGGTCTGCCCGTACTTCGACAGATAGCCAAGCTTCGCAGCGGTCGCGACCTCTACGGGGTATTCGTATTTCGGGAGATGCCTCGACATCATCGCCTCGTTTTTGTCGTTCTCCTCCTCGATCAGTTTGTACAGCCCGGCGTCAGCCATCGCCGCGATGTTGTCTGGCTCGAGGTTTGTCAGGAACGAGGTCGGAACCTTCGCGCCGTTCTCGTAAGTGATTGGCACATATTCGCAGATCGCCGCGACGCCGTCCCGGTTTGTGTAGCCAAGGGTAGCCAGCCCCGGAGCGAATAGGAAGAACGGCCGGTTCGCCGCGACGTAGAAGTCTACAATCTCGGCGAGGATGCTGAACGGCGGGTTGTCAACTATGACATCCTGATCGCGGTACACCTGCTTCTGGTAGTCTCCGCCGGGGTAAAACGGACGGACGAATCTGTCTCGCGGTCGGTTGTACCGATCAGCGACCCAGCCAGCGATCACCTCGTAGATGTTGTCCGGGGTGTAACAGTCGTCCGTTGTTTTCTTGTTTTCAAACTTTTCGAGGAAGTCGTTGTATTCGTCGTTCCCATCTTCGCGGCTCATGTCGAACCGCTCTCTTGTATCGAACCAGTCAGACGGAGCCTCGAACCCGGTCAGCGTGACGTCGAAGTCCATCGCCGCGAGGTCAGCCAGCTCGATGTCCACGATCCCCATGTCCCACTCGCCCAGTTCGCCGAGACGGTTGTCTGCGAGGATGTAGGCTTTCCGCTGCTCTTCTGTCAGTCCATCCACAAAAACACACGGCACAGCCTCGATTCCCATCTCTACAGCCGCCAGAACGCGCCCGTGTCCCGCGATCAGATTATAGTTTCCGTCGATGAGGCAAGGAGTCAGGAATCCGAACTCTTCAATGCTTGCTTTTAACTTTTCGAGCTGCTCCCTGCCGTGCTTTTTTGCATTATTCTCATACGGCACGAGCGCGCTCACGGGTACTTCGACCATCCTGGTTGTTTTCGCCATGTCTCCGCCTTCCTTTTCTTTTCTTTTCCAAAAACACGCGGATCTCGAGAGAGGAACTCTAAAG